GCCGATCTTCCGGGCCGAACCCGACCTCGATGCGGACGGATCGTGGCGACCACGTGGCGGCCATCAGGGCACCGGCTATTGGCTGCCCAAGCGGTGGCAACAGACCGAGTGCGATCAGGGCGTGGTCGATGCGTGGCGCCCTGGTGATGCTCTCTGTCTGGTCACCGGGGTGCTCGTCGACGTCATCGACGTGGACCCGCAGAACGGCGGGTCGGACTCGCTGCTCTGGCTGGTCACCGGCGGGCTGATGCCCCGCTCGTGGGGCCGGGCCACCACCCCCTCGGGTGGTACGCACGACCTGATCGCCGCCATCGGTGAGAGGTCGTGGAACGGCGTGCTCGGCAAGTACGGCCTCGACCTCAAGGCCGGGCGTCCCGACGGCGGCGGGCGCGGTTTCGTGTTCATCGCCCCGACGGTGAAGCTCAGCAAGGTCACCGGGGAGGTTGAGGGCTACGAATGGGTGGTCGAACCCGACCTCGACGAGTTGGTGCTGATCGGCGCCGACCGCTCGGGGGACGGCCTCGTCGAGGTGCTGCGCAAGGGCAGGGCAGCCGACGGCACCGGGGTCGACGCCTATGTCGGGCCTGATTACGTCAACCTCCCGGCCGGCCTGCAACACCTCGCCCGCGTCGAGGTCGAGCGCCAGATACAGGAGTGGAGCGCGCGGTGGGGCTCGGTCGGGTGGTGGGCCGACGGTGAGCGCGACGAGTCGGGGCGCGGGTGGGAGGCGCTGACCCGCGATTGGGCGTGGACCGTGGCCTGCCTGACCTCGGCCCGGTGGTCACCACTGGACGAGGAGGAGGGCGAACTGCTGTTCGACACCATCCTGCCGACCCCGGTGGCCTCGGCGCGCGGGTGCGGCGGCAAGTGGACCGAGGACCTATTGAGCAAGGCGGCCGGGCGGCTGCCCGCACCGTGGCCCGACGAGTTCCTCGACGGGGCGGACAAGGGCGGGCCCGACGGCGGTGGCAGTGGGGGAGGTGGCGGCTCGGGTGGTGGCGGTTCGAGCGGGCCACCCCCGCCACCGGTCGACGTGACCAACCCGGCCGACACCCTGCGGTGGCTGGCCGACTCGCTCGGTGTCGGGCGGTTGTCGGGGATCTTCCGACGTGAGGGCGAGGTGGTGTTCACCCCCTCGGTCGGTGAGGAGGGCTACGTGCCGCCGGCGAACGACGGCGACGACCTCGGCCCGGCGCAGGTGCGCCCGTTGCGGGCGAACGAGTTGAGCGCGCGGATCGACATGACCCACCGGGTCTTCAAGCGGGCCCGGATCAACTCGCGGCGGGTGATCACGGCCATGTTCCCGACCGAGGTGGCCACCCGGGCGCTGTCGGTGCCCGACCTGATGCCACATCTGAGGTCGTTGCGCGGTGTTACCCATACCCCCACCGTGCGCCCCGACGGCTCGTTGTTGGCGGTGCCGGGGTTCGACCGGGCGACCGGGGTGCTCTATCTGCCCGAGCCCGGGTTGGTGGTGCCGCCGGTGCCCGACCGGCCACTGCGCGACCAACTACGGGCAGCCGTGGAAATGATCAACGCCATGTTGGTCGACTTCCCGTTCATCACCCCGGACGATCGGGCCAACTACATCGGCGGCGCGCTGTTCACCCCGATGGTCCGCTCGATGTTCCCGCCGCCCTACAAGATCATGTATATCGGTGCCCCGCAGCCGGGCTCGGGTAAATCACTGCTGGCCTCGATATCGCGCATCCTGCACGGCGGCGTTTTCAAATCCGAATTCCCCTCGCCCGAGGAGGAGGTGCGGAAATACATCACGGCCACCCTGGCCCACACCACCGCGCCGGTGGTGCAGTTCGACAACGTGTCGGGGGTGCTGCGGTCCTCCTCGCTTGAGGGTCTGCTGACCTCGGCCGAGTGGTCGGATCGCCGCCTCGGTGAAACCGCGATGGTGACCATTCCCAATGACCGGCTATGGATGCTCACGGCCAACAACCTGCGCGTGGCCGGCGACCTCGAACGGCGCATGATCGAGGCGCGGATCAACGTCGGTGCGCCACACCCGGAACTGCGCACCGGGTTCGCCATTCCGCACCTTGAGGCATGGGTCATCGAACACCGGGGCGAGTTGCTCGGGGCACTGCTGACCATCGTGCGGGCGTGGATCGTCGCCGGGCGTCCGATGGGGCCTCAGGTGGAGTCGTCGGGGTTCGGCAAATGGCTGACCGGGGTCCGCGGCATCCTCGACCACGCCGGGTTCGAGGGGGCGTTCGGGGAAAAGGTCGGCGAACTCACCGACGCGGATCGGGGCGTGCTCGAACTCGGCGCCCTGCTCGGTGCGATCCACCGGGTGTTCGGCGAGGAGCGGTGGACGGTCGGGGAGGTACTGGCCAAGGTCGACCGGTTCGAGGACGGGGAGATACCGGTTTCGGGGACCATCGGCATGGGTGAACTGCCCGAGATAGTGGCCGAGAAGTTCGAACGGTCGGGGTCGGAATCGGCGGCGCGACGGGCACTCGGGCAGTGGTTGGACTTCCGCGAGGGTCGATGGACCGACAGATTCTCGGCGAAAAAGACAGGACGTAATTCGGAAAACACGAATATCTGGAAACTAGAGGTACTCGCGTGACGTGAGTTACTTATTGAGGTCCGGGACCCCGGGTGGCCCGGGGACGATCCCATACGCTTCGACCCTCGTTAGTTACTAGATATAAGTAGAGTTACAGAATACATGATCAACAACATGAGTAACATCAGTAACATACGGGGGGTCAGGCGGCTGGGATCGTTCCCGGTCCCGCCGGGCTCCCGGGACGGTGGCGGATTGGTTCGATCCGGCGTACGGTGCTGGCCATGAGGGCGAGTGAGTACGGCGGATCGGACACGGTGGCGACGAACGGCATTCAGCCGGCGCCGCACGAGCCGACCCCGGCCGAGCGGTTGCGGTTGCTCTACGCCATCGACCCGACGGACTCGGGTTCGGCGAGCCCGATCGGCTGAGGTTTCCGTCGGTTCTACCGGGGTCGGTATTACACTCGGATGATGGCGAACCCTCGCGGCTCGGAACTCGGCGGCCGATATGCGCTGCTGGCCACGGGCGTGCTGCGCATCGAGGACCTCGATGACGACGAGGTTGCTCGGGGTCAATTGAAAGACAAGAACGGTCATTTCCGAGGGCCGGCGCCGCGCTCAATGCCGAATGAATTGGTGCAGGCAATGCGCCGGGAATGGCTTACTCGGGCCGAGACTAAATTGCGCTCGGCGCTCATGGAATCGGGCCTTGGCACCCTCGTTGAGTTGGCCAACAATCAGCGTGTCGACGAGGCCGTGCGGCTGCGCGCGGCGCAGACCATCATCGAGCGCACGATGGGCAAGGTGCCCGACAAGATCGAGATTCGCAGCGAGGACCCCATCGAGGCCCTGTTCCGCTCGGTGTTGAGTGACCCGCGCGGGCTCGACGCGCCCCACGAGTTCAGCGCCGACGAGCGGGAAATGCTGTCCTGACCAGGAGGTTTGTCGTGGCCGCCAAGAAATCCAAGCCGCAACAGTTCGCCGCGCTCAAGCGCAAGGGCGTCCCGGCCAAGGTGGCCGCCAAGATCACCGGGCATACGCCCAAGGCGTCGAGCAAGCGATGAGGTGGGGCGACCCCATCGACCTCCTCGTGAGGCTCGTGGTCCTCTTCGTGGTGGTGTGGCTCATCGTGTTCCTGGTGCGTTCCCTCGCCTACGGGTAGAGTCACGCGCATGGCCACGACGAACCCAATCCCCCGGGACACCGATCAGGCGTCGAGTAGCGGCGTCGAGGCGCGCAAACTCCTCGCCCTGCGCTCGACGCCCAAGACCGCGCCGGCCAAGTCGCGCGCGAGCAACGGCAACACCTCGGTGGGCGGCAAGGCCGTCAGCGGCGGCGCCCGCACACGCGGTGGACGGGCCTAGCCCGGCTCGTCTCCACCTCGGGCCCGAGCGCCCGCTGTCCGAGTTCCCGTTGTACGAGAAGCTCGGTTGGTTGCCCCACGACGGCCAGCGCGCCGTCATCAACGCGCGCAACCGCAACCGGGTGGTGGCGGCCGGACGCCGGTTCGGCAAGTCGGAAATCGGCGGCCACAAGCTCGTGCAGGAGGCGCTCAATACGCGCATGGTCAAGACCCGCCTCGATGAATTGGGTAAGAGGCGGGAATTCTGGGTTGTCGGCCCGAGCTATACCGATTCCGAAAAGGAATTCCGGGTCCTCTGGAATGAATTGTGCAAGCTCGGGGCGCGCGAGTATTTCGATAGGCCGGGGTCGTACAACAATCCCGAGCAGGGCGACCTACACCTGAGCCTTTGGGGCGGGCGGTTCATCTGCCACGCCAAGAGTGAGAAGCACCCCGACTCGCTCGTCGGCGAGGGGCTGTCGGGAGTGATCCTGGCCGAGGCGGCCAAGCTCAAGGCGTCGACGTGGAACAAGCTCATCCGTCCGACGCTGGCCGACTACAGCGGGTGGTCGCTGATGACCTCGACGCCCGAGGGCAAGAATTGGTTTTACGACATGTGGCGGCGCGGCCAGGACCCGACGAGGCCCGAGTGGTGGTCGATGCGGGCCCCGTCCTGGCTCAACCCCTATGTGTACCCACAGGGCGCCACCGATGAGGCCATAGCGGCGCTGCGCGAGGCCCTTGAGCACCGCGAGGTGGTTGACCGGCCCCTGTTCGCCCGGCTTGGCCTCGACGCCGAAATCGGCGACCTCGTGGCCGACCTGACCGAGGAGTCGTTCAACCAAGAAATCGGGGCGCTGTTCACCGAGTTCGTCGGGCGGGTGTTCAAGGAATTCGACGAGGAGGTGCACGTCGGTGACTTTGGCTATACCGCCGACTGGACGACCTACGCCGCCGTCGACTACGGGTTCACCAACCCCTCGGTGTGGTTGCTGATTCAGGTCGACCCGCACGGTGAGTACGTCCGGGTCATCGACGAGGTTTATGAGGCCGGCCTGACGCCGAACGACTTTGCCCGGCTGATCATCGAGCGCGGTGCGGCCAACAACGTCCGGGCGTTCTACCCCGACCCGGCCTCACCCGGTGATTCCCGGATCCTCAGTGAGGCCCTGCGCATTCCGAGCAAGGGCGGCACCGGCGGCGAGGTGCGGTGGCGTATCGACGCCATCCGCGCGGCGCTCAAGATGCGCCATCCGCATTTGCCCGAGGGGGCGCCCGAGCGGGTGCCGGCGCTACAGTTCGATCGACGGTGCGTTCGCACGATTGCCGACATGCTCAACTATCGCTATCCCGAGCGACGCAATCAGGTGGACGCCAATGCGCCCGAGGCGCCGATGAAAAAGGACGACCACGGGCCCGAGGCCCTCGGTCGTTTCTATGCCGGGCATTTCGGAACCCCCGACCGGCAAGCCCGGCGCAGCCGCGTCCGGGGCTCGACCCTCGCAGCCTGATCCGGAGGATCCGTGGCCGTCGACCTCACGCCATACGCAACGGCGGCACCCCTGTTCGGCCCGGCCCCGACATGGCTGGCCGCCGATGACGCCAAGCGGGTGCAGGCATACCAGTTGTACGAGGCGATCTACCGGAATGTGCCCGACGCTTTCAAGATCGTGCAGCGCGGCTCGGACGCGAACCCGATCTACATTCCGGCGGCCAAGACCCTGATCGAGGCCAAGAACCGATACCTCGCCAAGCGGTGGACTTTCGCCCTCGACCCGCGCGTCGGCACCGACGGTGATCGCAGCACTCTCGGCACCGCGCTGACGACCCTGTTCCGGCGCGAGGCGGTCTACAGCAAGTTCGCCACTCAGAAGCGGTGGGGCCTGATCCGGGGTGACTCGGTGTGGCACATCGTGGCTGACCCCAACAAGCCGGCCGGGCGACGCATCAGCGTGTTCGAGATTGACCCCGGGTCATATTTCCCGATCCCCGATCCGTGGAACGACGACACGACCCTCGGCTGTCACTTGGCCGTCCCGGTAACTCTGCTCACGGGCGAGTCGGTGGTCCGTCGACAGACCTACCGGAAACTGCCCGACGGCTCGATCACGTACGAACTGAGTTGGTGGGAACCCGGCGCATGGGACGACCGCCCCGAGTCGCTGCAAGTCCTGCGCCCGGCCAAGAAAATCCCCGACGGCGACGAGAACAAGCCGGTCAGCCCGACCACTCTGCCCTCGGCCATCACGGCCCTGCCGGTCTACCACATCAAGAACTGCCGCACGACCGGCGGCGCGTTCGGCACCTCGGAGCTTGAGGGTTTTGAGCGCCTGATCGCCGGCATCAACCAGGCCATCAGCGACGAGGAACTTGCCCTCGCGCTTGAGGGCCTCGGGCTCTACTGGACGACCTCGGGACCACCGGTCGACAGCGAGGGCAACGAGACGAATTGGAAGATCGGACCCGGGTGGGTCATCGAAATCGACGAGGGCACGACTTGGGGCCGGGTGAACGGGGTGTCCTCGGTGAGCCCGAGCCTCGACCACATCGGCTACATCGAGAAGTCGATGCGCGAGGCGGCCGGGGTGCCGGACATCGCCATCGGCAACGTCGACGTGGCGACCGCTGAAAGTGGCATTGCACTGGCGTTCAAAATGGCGCCCATCCTCGCCGGCAACGAGGAGAAGGAAGTCGAGTTGCTGGCCACCATCGACCACATGTTGTTCGACCTGAGCACGATGTGGCTGCCGTCGTTCGAGGGCATCACCGGGGCCGGGCAGGCCGTCAGTGTGGTCGACGATCCGATGCCGGTGGACCGCGCGGCCATCATCAAGGAAATCACCGCGCTCATGGCCACCGACCCGCCGCTGATCAGCGCCGAGTACGCCCGCACCCTGTTGGCCGACAAGCTCGGCTACGACTTCCCCGAGGAAATCGGTGCCACGGTGGTCACCGAGGCGGCGGCCTACGCCGACGCCCGCCTGCCCGACCCGTTCAACGCCCGCGTGGCCGAGGAACTGGCCGCCGACCAGGGTGCGGCGTGAATGACGGCCCGCTCGACGCCCTGCGCAGGGCTATTCAGGATTTCGCCTCGGGGCGCGCGGCGGTCGACGGTGACACGGTGCTCGTCACGGTCGGTGTGGTGGTGTGGGAGGAGACCTCGGTGGACAGTGACGGCGAGGTTCAGTACCGGATCAAGTACGCCGTGCCCACCGACTCGTTCAGTCCGGCGGCGGTGCTCGGGCTGATCAACGCGGGCGAGTTGCTCATCGGCGACGACCTGGTGTCGGACTAGCCGTGGCAACGAGGACGGCCAACCGGACGCCGTTGGTCGAGTACCTCAAGATCCAACGGGACAGCGACGCCGAAGTGGTTCGGACGCTGACGGCGGCGTCCGAGCGGATCAACACCGAACTCATCCGCCTCGGCACCTCGGTGAAGCCGGGCAAGCTCGTGCGGGGCTACCAACTGCGCAAGGCCCAAGCCGCGATTCACCGCGAGCTTGCGACCACGTGGACCCGCATCGGTGACACCGTGCAGGCCGGTCGCGACACCGCGATGGCCAGGGCCGTCGAACTGAGCTTCCCCGACAACCTGTTGGCCAACGTCCTGCCCGAGGCCGACCGCGAGGCGCTGCTGACCTCGCTCAAGGCCGCAGCCGGGCAGGGCATAGTCAGTCTCGAACATCGGCTGTCCGGGGCGTCCTACCGGCCGCTGGCCACCTCGGTCTACCACAACACGGCCCTCGCGCAGGGCCACGTCGACCGGATCGTCAACAACGCCCTCGCCCGGGGCGCCAGTGCGCGCGAGTTGGCCATCGACGTCAAGGAATACATCCGCCCCGACGTGCGCGGTGGTATGCACTACGCGGCCATGCGGCTGGCCCGCACCGAAATCAACAACGCCTTTCACGCCCAACAGGTGCTCAGTGCGCAGAAGAACCCCATGATCACCGGGGTCCGTTGGAATCTGAGTGGCAGTCACCCCAAGCCCGACGAGTGCAACGACTTTGCCGACATCGGGATATGGCGCCCCGAGGAGGTGCCGGGCAAGCCGCACCCACATTGCCTTTGCTACATGACCGACGAGCTACCCGACCGCGCGGCGTTCATCAAGAACTACACCGCCGGCGATTACGACTCGTTCCTGACCGAGGCCGGTGGCACCGCGCAGACCCCCGAGCCCGCGCGCCGGGTGACCAAGCCGAGGACGCCCCGGGTCAAGGCGCCCAAGGCCCCGACACCGGCACCCGAGCCCATCACCCCGACGAGCGTGGCCACGCCCGAGCCGGTGGCCCCGGTCGGCGAGGCCGGCGCACACCTCGCGGTGGTGCGGTCCATCAGCGGGGACACCGCCGAGGCGGCGCGGCACACTCTCGATCAGATCGCCAAGGTGCACCGACTGCCCACGTCGGTCGAGCGGCGCACGGCCATCGACGGGGTGGACTGGCCCGAGGGCCGGAACGGCGAGTACGACCCGAGCGAGAAGACCGTTCGGGTCAGCAAGAACGGGCGCACCCCGCTCAACACCACTGCGCACGAGTTCGGCCACTCGCTCGATTTCGAGCTATTCGGCGACGGCGGGAATTGGGGCACAAAGCGGTTTCAGGGCCAGTTGACCGAACTCATTGACGCCATCCACGAATCGCCGCAATTCACTTCGTGGAACAACATCCGCAAGAACTATCGAGGCAGCAAGACCGAGGACGGCGAGCGGATTTTCCAGTTCTACGACTACATGACCGATGACATCGAACTGTTCGCGCGGGCCTACAGCCAATGGATCACCGTGCGCTCGGGCGACGCCCGGATGCTGGCCGAACTCGATCAGCGCCGCGAGACGCATTGGTCCGACGAGGCGTTCGAGCCCATCGGCAATTGGTTCGACACCGTGTTCCGACGCCGAGGGTTGCTAGTCGATGGGTAGCGAGGAGGGCGTGTCCCGTGACCTCAGAATCGGGAGATACCGCCGTGCGGTGTCTGCCGGAATTCCGATATCGGCATACGCAGCAATCACCTCGGCATCGGTCATCGAGGTGGTGTATCCCGGTGGAACGATCATCCGCTCAGGATAGGCCCTCATCAGGCTCGACGAGTAGCATCCGCAATACGTCATCGACGGGACGGGACCACTTGTGACCAACTCACTCACGCTCGGGGCCACCCCGGCCGCGCTGACACTTGTGCTGTCCCGCAACGCCGATTTCGTGGCCAGCCTGACCCGGGCCGACGGCACCCCGTTCCCCGACGGGTCGGAAATCTCCATCGTCATCGACGGCGGTAGCCCGCTGACCGGCACCATCACCGGCCCAACGGTGAGTTGGGAGGTCGACGAGGCGGTGGTCGGCACCATCATCGCGGCGAGCCCCAAACAGGCCCGGATGTACTACGAACTCGACGAAACCAAGGTGCTTTGGGCCACCGGCTCGGTTGTGGTCAGGTGATCACCCTCGGCGGGGTGCAGTTCCTCGTCCCCGAGGCGTCCGACGAAATTGTCGTGATCCCCGGTGCACCCGGCCCGCCGGGCGATACTGGACCGCAGGGGCCGGCCGGCGCCTCGGGGTCCACCGGCCCGGCCGGTCCCGCAGGACCTACCGGCACAACGGGCAGCACCGGCCCGCAGGGGCCCGCAGGGCCTACCGGCGCGGCGGGGCCCACCGGTCCCAAGGGCGACACCGGGGACGTCGGCCCGGCA